ATTTACCATTGTTCTCAATTGCATAGTCACAGGTAAAGAACTTGATTTAGAAGCAAAGAATACATCAATACTTGTCACAAATAATCCATCTTCTTGGTCAACGTAGAATGCTTGAGCAACAGGATCTCTACGACCAGCAAACTGTGTAATAGAACTAATCACTCTACTTTCAACAGCAACTTGAATTGAAGTTGTTTCTGTTGTAGTTGTTCTTTGTACTTGTGGTTCTCTTGTAGAAACAACTGTACCTTGAACTTGTTGAATCATTCCTTTTGCTGTGTAGTCTAATTCAGCAGAAGTTATTAAAACAGTTTGACTATTCGTTGAACTTGAAGTTAATCTAAATGCTCTTGCACCTGTTCTCCATTTAGGATTACCTGAAACACCAGGATCAGGAAGAGCAAATGTTCCTGAAGCTGAACCAGCAGCGTCTGTTGTTAAAGCTGCACCAGCTGATGAACCTGTTGGAGTGACATAAGTTGAAATATCTATACCATCAAAGAATGGATATATTCTTGTCAACGGTCTCATAGAATTAACACTAAATGTAATATCTTTTGATCTTATGAATGGAGCAAATCCTACTGATACTACTCTATTACCAAAACTTGTTTCTTGAACACCACCTGGTATAAGTGCTGTTCTAATTCCTGTTCTTGTTCTATCTACTCTTTCAGATTGAGATACAGAAGTTGTATTATTTCTTAATAAAGTATCACCTTGCCACCATGTTCTTGATGTGCCTGAAATATTACCTGTGTCTGTTCTAACACCCGTCCAAGTATCGTTCCAGTTATTCCAAACTGTACCAAGATTTAAATCTAATACTCCCGCTGAAGCGAGATTAGTTAGTGTGTCATATACATTTGGTAGATCAACTCTTAATTCTGGTTGAGTTTCAGTTGCCATCCACTCATCATTGTCTGGAGTTAATAATATATTTCCTATATAATCAATTGTATCATATGGATTTAAATTAACGGTTGTACTTGCATAAGGTTGAGTCACATATGCAGTTTCAGTATATGGTAAAGTAATTAACTCACCAGTTTTTTGATAACCGTTTGTTGTTCTAATAGTATCTGACATTGCAGTACTATTTGCTAGTACAGAATCAGATTCTATTAAGTTAATATTGTTTTGATGGAATGCAGGTCTTAATTCACCTCTTGCAATGTCCATAGAATTTTTATAATCATTACTAGATACTTCTCCGACACCATGACCTGTAAAGTTATCTGTAATAATACCGTTTTTAAATCTATCAAATCCATCAGCGTCTTGAATTTGCATTGACTTAGCATCTGATTCTAATAAAGATAATTGAGTGTAGTATTCTATATTTTCTACACGTCTTTGTATTCTACCAATATCTCTCATTGTAAATCTTCTATTATCTACAGCTTTTATTCCTACATCACTTGTACTAAATGTGTATGGTGGTATAGTTACATCATATAAATGAATACTATCTTTTAATTCTTCTGGGAATGAAGGATCAAGTGATGAAGCGCCCGAAACAACTCTAAACAATCCTGAAGATGTTAAATAAACTCTTGCCTTTTTAGCAAGGTAAAATTCTAAATCTGCTGTAACATCTGTATTGACTTTCATTACTTCAACTACTGAAGCGCCAGTACCACTAAATTGTCTATCTTTATCTCCAGCGTTTATTGTTGAATCGTTATCAACTCTTGGTCTAAAGTCTAATACATCTCTTAATTCAAATTTTTCTCCAGTTACATCTGAAGTATAAGCAGGAATTGATCCATAATCAAAACCAGAATAACTATCTACACTAAAGAAGTTTCCAGTACCGTGAGCAAAATAACTAAATGAAATTAATAGTCTACCAGATGGTAACTGAGCGCCGGGTTTTAAAACTAATCTTCCAACATCATAGAAGTTATCTCTTTGTCCTGTATCTAAAGTAAATCTATCGGTAATATCTGTATCATCTGAATCCGCAGCAGTACTAAAGTCAGCTGCCATGTAAACACTTGTTAAAGTATATACGTCAGCAAATCCTAAATTAATATAAGTTGAAGTTGCAAGTGCTTCAGTATCAACTGTTTTAGTAGTAGAAGTAGTTGTTTTTGTTTTTGCACCAACAACTGAAGAAGAAATTGTCGCAAGAATTTTAATTTTGTGACCATTGTATCCACTACCTAAATTAATTGCTAATGTTTTACCAGTTGGTGTTCCACCAAGAGTAAAGTCATCAGCAGTTGAAAGTGTGATTACATCACCTGCAAGACCAGTAGCACCAGCGCCTGTTGTCATTATAGAAACAGAATAATCATTTTCTGTAAATGCAGTAAAGACTTCATTTGTACCAGCAGTTATCGTTGCAGTTCCTGAACTTGATAGAGTGGCAACAAACTGTCTTCTAATTTTAAAACTTGTATCACTAACACTAGCATTATCAGCTGTCAATAATGTTTTAACAACATCATAAGGCAATCTTGATATAGCAATATTTTTATCAGCGTCTTGTAATTTTGCTCTTAATCTATTATATGTTTTAGATGTTGCAGTTGCAGTTCCTAAACCAATCGAAGTTTCCAATATAGTATTAGATGAAATACTTTCTACAATTCTTGTAACCGTACTACCACCATCATCAACAAACTCGATAGTATCACCAATTCTAAAGTCAGTTAAAAATTTAGTACCAGAACCAACTAATCTATCTGATAAATCAGCGGGCGCTTCTAAACCTATGGAAAATATAATACTACTTGATTCAGTAGCGTCTTCTAAAATTATTGAGTCATTAGCGTTTGCCCCATTAGCATCCGTTCCATCCATAACAACACTACCTTGTGACTCAGTAGCACTAACAGTTGAAACTGTTCCTGATAATTCTATAACAGAACCATAAGTTGAATCTAATGCAGCGTTGGCAGTAAATGTCGGACTACCTGCCATTGAAACACCTTTAGTCTGACTAAATTCTTTTTGTTCAAATCCTTTACATCCAAAAGCAGTAAATTGAACTGTACCTGTTCTTGTATTTGTAGGTGCAGTAATTGTTTCGCCAGGAGTAAACTCACCTTTAATATTGTTTAAAACAATAACTGTATGAACTGCTGTACCGCCAGATGCCCATGCTGTATAAGAACTACCATCAGTAGGTTCCGGTGTTGAATTTGTTGCAGTTGCAAGACCGTATAATTCAAAAGTTGTTGCAGTTGAATTTTTTACAGTATGACTAGCGTTTATTTCTGTCATACCTACCACACTTGCAATCGTAATAGTTTGTCCTTCAGTAAAGTTATGACCACCAGAACAAGTTACAACAGGAGGATCAGCAACGGTCACTCCAGTAATAGTTGCCGTACCAGCAGTTGAAAGACTTTCAATTACACCAGTTGCACCTGAAGTACCACCAGTTAAAATATCACCTGTTGTAAGAGCACCAGACATTGCGCCTGCTACATTAACATGGACAAACATTTCTATATCAAATAGATAATGTTTGAATTTTGTATCGGTTACAGTTACCGAAGATAAAAAGTTTCCAGTTGCAGAACCAGCGTTATGTTCAAAACCTCTTGACTTTGCACGACCAATGTCATAAACATTTGGTATATCTGTAGCATAAACAGTACCTCTTGTTCCATGTGCCTCATCTACTAGTCTAACTGATTTAAATGCTTCTGCTTCTCCAGAAACAAATCCAATGTCAGGTGTATTGTAAATATCTTTAACATTAATATAAGAACCAATATTAAATCTTGTTGTTGAGCCACTAGCAGTATCAAATTCTCTTGCCTTATCTACATCAATATAAGTTGTTCCTATTTTTGTAATTTCATATCCTTTAACATATGCCTTACCTTGACCAAGACCAAATGCTAATTTACTTTCAACAGCAACATTACCATCTGGTGAAGTTGTATCAGAAGTAAATATACCACGATTTGCTCCTGATACTAAGTGTTCTCTTATATCTAAATCAAAATTTTTAACAGTATAATCACCAGACTCATCAAATGTTCTTCTTGCTAAAGTATCTTCAAGGTGACTGTACTCTGTGTTGTCAACTCTATTTTGAACTCTACCACTCTCAACTCTCATTAACTCAACGAAACTTGCGTCAGCAGTTGAAGTTAAAGCTAATTTTGTTAAGGTTAAATCTATTTTAAATCTGTGAGCACCGGTTGCGTTTGCGTTTGATGAACCAGTTGCGTTATCTAATAAAGTTGTATCGTCTGTTGAAGTTATAAAATTTTCTACAATTGTTAATCCAACACGATAACTCGGAGTGTCTGAATATTTTTCTAGTACTAAAGTTTGTTGATCTACATTAACAAAGTATCCATTAATATAATATGTACCAGCGTCTATGTTTACAGCAGAACCAGTCACACAAGTTGAAACGATTGCTGTTGAAGCTAAAGTTTGTCCACTTGTAATTATTTCTCCGTCAGTAAAAACAGTAGAAACATTATCAGTACCAGAGTTTCTATATTTTACAAATAATGTATCAGGATCAGTACCATCAGTTACAACAAATCCTACAACATCAGCAACAACACCAGATGTTCCGCCTGTTAATGTATTTTCGTTGTATAATGATAATGTCCCATTGAAAGAAGTTAATTTAACAGCATAATAATTTTTGTCAAAAGATATTTGACCAGGAATCACCATAGACCCATGCTTAAACATATGGTCACCAAATGATTCTATTTGGTTCTGTAATATTGTCTGTTGGGTTGTTAATTCTCTTGCTTGAACAGCGAAAGCTGGTCGATACATAACCCTATGAAACTTTTTATCTTCTGAAAAGTCGTCATAGTAAGGACTAACATTAAAATCAGTTTTACTTGGCATTTATTTCCTTATTATTTAAAATTCAATTATTAGTTTAATGTTTTCCGTTTGGTCAGACGCCCTTGTTATAGGACTTCTTTCTTCCACATAAATTATATCTCCTGAGTCATATGCTAATTCTGGAGTTGAATAACCAGAACTAAATACAACAGCATTTACTGTTGCTGAACTACTTGTATTAGGAGTTGCACTAGCACTTGAACTTACTCCTGTGATTGCATTTGCACCACTAAAAGCAGTTTGATTACCATTCGTATCTGTTCCAACATCTGGAAATCTAGTTTGATACCAGTATAGAATTTTATTTGTTGCGTCATACTCTACAACTTTACCAACAGCACCTGTACTTGCCTGATTTATTTCTTCATCAGCAGTAAATGTTCCTGATACAGAAGAAAATACAGTAGCATATAATTGTCTTCTTGTGTCAGCACTTGCAACAGTTGTTGTTCCAAAGTTTGTAGGATTTCTTACAAGACCAATTCTTCTAAAGTCATTGGTAACACCAATATCAGAAGTACCTTCAAGACCAACAAGTGACTTATTCATCATCACATAAAATCCACCTAATTCTTTAAGAGCGTCATATCCGTGACCGCCTTTTGGTGGAATAATTACATTTAAATTACACGCTGATCCAGCACCACCAGCGCCTGTAGCAGCAATAACATCAGCACTACGAATATATGCATATGTGTATCCTGTTCCTGCAGTTGTAACCGAAACGGCCGTAATTGCACCAGAAGCGACTGTTACTGAAGCAACACCACTTGCACCATCACCACGAATTGGGATAGCAGAAATTGTTCCTGAAGAACCACCACCTGTAACTGTATAACTTGATCCACCAGCAACAACTAGAACTGTGTCTAATGCACCATCAACGGCAGCCGCTGATACAGTAGAGTCAGTTGAAACATGAATGAAATCTGTTGACATGAAGTTTAAAGTTTGAGCAGATGTTAAAGAATACATATACTTCCATTTATAACCATCAGATGTCGTGAAAATTGAGTTTGAAGTTGAAGTTGGTTCAACAGTTGAAGCAGTTGCACCATCATTTTCAATTACTTTGTAAACTGCATAAGAGCTATTCATTACAACAAAAGTAGCGTCATAAAGATTTGTAGCACCACTTGCTGTAGCATTTGCGGAACTTATATTATGTTCGTACATATCATAAGTTGTTCCTGTTGTCCAGTTTCTTCTTGGAATAGAATGTGATACGTCTGTTGAAGCAATAATTTTTGCCCCTAACATATCATCATAGTTATAGAATTCTGAAGCTACATCATCATTTGGTGTAGGTGGAGAAGCGTCTGTTCCTTCTGCAATTGTATTGCCTTGTGCGTCAACGTCTGAAGCCCAAGAGTGTGATCTTCCTATGAATAGGTAATACGTTGTAGCAGCTGTTTCTGAAAAAGATTCAACAAACTGCTCAGCGTTGTTTATTCTAAATTTGTTAGTTATTATAGCTGCCATTGTTTTTTTCCCATTAAATATTAATGTTTCTTTCTATTATTTATAAGAGTTTTCTATGTAGATTTACTGACTTCTGTTGGAAATGCAAAATTAGTTTTAGCATTTTTATTTGAAGTACTACCACTTAAATCAGACAATCTGATAGTTTCTCCATCAACGGATGTATTTAAAGTACCTGTAAATCTTAAATCTGCCCATGAACTCATAGAAGTACTATAAGATTCTGATCCGTCATTTTGTAATACACCAGAATTGCCATCTGTTGCACCTTCTAGCAATATTTCTCCAGCACCAGTACCACCCTCTAAGGTGATTGCATTATTCGCCGCATATGCTGACAATCCAAATGTATTTAAAGTATTTAATCTAGGACCTGCATATGCATATCCATTCTTAACGGCAGTATCTCTAACCGAATAAGATGTATTAGTGTAAAAATTCGTTCTACTTCTTCTTTCAAGGTCCAAAGTAGTTTCAGGATATAGATTTAATTCTTTTTCAGTATTTGTACTTGTATCTCTATAATCATTATGAACTTCTACTGGACTACCTGTTCTTGCAACTGCTGATGATACTAAAGTTTTACCATCTAACTGTGCAGCATTACTCATAAATTTAAATCCAACTCCTGTTCTTCTGCTGAAGATAGTATTGAACAATGTATTTAATCTCATGTAGATTGGAGCGTCTGAAGTACCAGAGAATAATCCAGAAGACAATGTAGCACCAACTGGTTGTCTAACACCACCTGCTAGTTGTGTTTGAATATTTACTTCTCCCGTTACATAGAAACCACTTGGGTGAACAGCTCTTTTTAAAGAATCTCTCCAATTATTAATTGATTGTGCAACTTTTACAACATAAGAATAATCTTGATAGTATAAACTGTCTTGAATTTTTTTAGAACCTTCAGAAATATGTCCATTTTGATTTATATATCTTCCAGCAGTTGTGATAAGTGTTTCTATTGTTGCAGTACCGGTTAATGGATCTGTTTTTGCCACAACAGCAGTTTGACTTCCAGATGTTGATATTGTATCATCTTCAACTAATTCACTTGTTGTTGCTGTATATTTTAAAAGAGGTGATGTATAGTCAACTACTGTGCCTGTTGCACCACTTATATTTGAAGTAAATGTTTCGCCTGTAGATATTGTTCCTGAAACTGTTTTAAGCACAGCGTAATGAGGAAACACTAAAGTTGGTGCTGATGTATAATTGATACCATGTTCAATAATAGATAATGATGTTGCTCTACCTATATCATCTCCAAAAGGTATTACAGTTGCACCAGTAACATTTAATACAGCAAAAGTAGATTCGTTTAATATTCTTCCACCATCTTCAAATTCAATACGACTAAAATCAGTTGTTCCGTCATCTGTTGCACCTTCTAATCCAATAAATCTTGTTCCATCAATTGTTGCGGTAGGTAAAGTTGTGTAACCAGAACCACTTGCAATCATTCTCACATCTGTTATATCACCTGTGCCTGTTGCATTTTGTTGAACTATTTTATTACCAATAATTCCTTCTGAAGCTGTAGAATCTTCTAATACAATATGATCTTCAGCTTCCATATTGTAAGGTATGTCTGGTTCACTATCTTGATTTACAATGTAAATATAATTAGATCCAATTGTTTCTTCTGATAATATACCACCATCTTCATTTTCTAATTCAACTCTAATTCTGAATTCTTGTATACTAGAAGATGAATCTAAAAATTTACCACCAAGACCATTATCAACAGCATCTTCGAATAGTAAATCACCTGATCCGCCACCCGTAATTGTTCCTGATTCTAATTCAACATGAATATTTAAACTTCCTATTTCAGGAGCAAAACCACCATTAACAATAGCAACTTTTGCCTCAGCAGTTCCTGAACTAAATGTTAGGATGTCTCCTTCTAAATAATTTGCTCCGCTAGCATCAACAATAACTTCAGATACACCTGCACCAGATATATCTCGTACTTGAATTCTAGCACCAGCACCTGCACCGCCAGTTAAAACTGCTTCATCACCAACTGTTAATGTATTACCATTATTTGAAATTACAGCAGTTGCTAATGCCTGTGTTACAGTTACACCAATTGTTAGGTCAGCGTCTGCATTACTTATACCAGTTACAGTAGCACCGGTTGCAAAAGTTCCTACTACGGTATCCGTATTAACCAAAATCTCAATAATTTGTGTAGTACCTTCTTGGAATTTTAATACACTTTCTACAATCGCAGTTGCTTCATTTACATTAGTGTCAGCAGGATCATTTGCTTGTGTAATTGTTTGACCTGTTAAAAAGATAGGATCATTTGATGATTGTAATGTTGTTTGAGTACAACGAATAAATGTTTGAACGTTCCAAGAACCATCTGATACTCTCAACATATCATCTGACGGAGTATAGATTTCTGAATTCTCGTTAAATAGTATTCTGAAAAAAGCCTTGTGTGCTTTTGCAGTACCTTTTGCTCTATATAAAGATTTAATGTTCTTAATTAGTTTTCTTGTACTTACAGAGTCATCTGTATCTGTAGGAATTGTATTAAGAAACTCCTCTTTCATTTGAGATAAGAAATCACTTATCGTATGGTCAGGATCAGAATAGTTTAAAAGTTGTTGAATGTTCTCTACTGGATTGGCACGATACTTACCAACTTTAGCAGTTGCACCTGAAGTAGAACCAGTAACAGTTTCTCCTGTTATCCATCCATTGTTTGCTGAAACAAATAATCTTGAATTTAATATGATATCTTCTGCTAGAACAGTTGATGTGGCACCAGATGTTGAACCTGTAATGATTTCACCTTTTCGAAAAGAACCACCGAACGTATTTTGTTCATCTACAATTTTATTACCTGCATCTAATCCATTTTTAGTTGTTTGATTAAGTAGCACATAACTATCTACTGTACCTATTGTTTCTAAAAGTATCTGATCTATATCTGTGAGTGTATCTAAATTTAATTCAGCAGATTCCATGAATAGGAAATAAGATGAAAGAAATTCTGTAAATTTAGGATGATTTTCTAAAACGAATTCAGGAACTTGCTGTCTAACAAGTGTGGATAGTTTTTTTTTATTTGTTTTTTTAATGTCCATTAATCAACACCTAATAACTACTAGTTGTTGTATAAGATGTTCCTGCTTGTGAACTACCACTTTCTATTGTATCTACTGATCCAGTTATAGTTGAGTTAGTTGAGTCAATTGATAATATTTGATTTCTTACAGGTACAATATCATTTGAATTTGGTCTAACGGTTATTCTTACTCGAGTACTAGTCGCACCATCAACGTTTGATATACTTGTTATGTGAGCAGAAGTTAAAATTATTTCTCCAGTTGTGTAATTGATAGTACCAAAAGTAGAATCTGTGTAAATTCTTGTAGTACCACTTAAATAATAAACTCTTATGTTACCTGCACCATCATCATCTAAAAAATGTTCATTTAATGAATCATCATTTGTAATTTTAAATCCTGTTGAACTAACAATTCCACCAGCACTTGTATTGTGACCAGAGTGAGGGTTATAAAATGCATTATTAAATGAAAGAGTGTACTTCAATCCTGAATTTAAAGTAGGAGTAATGAACTTGTACATATTAACAGTTGTGATGTTAGATAAAATAGAAGTATCAGCACCATCAATTGTTTTAGTAACAGCTGAGTATCTAAACATACCTGTAAAATCCTCTAATGTATCTGTGTTATAACTTGAAATAGCATCCGTTACATTTGTTTGTAGTGTTGATACATCTTTCGTTGTTAAACCAGAATTGTATTTGAAATTTGTTGCAATCGTTATGAAAGTTGTTTCAGGATCAATAATTATAGGTGTTACTGAAGCAACAGCATATGATTTAAGACTTCTTACTAAACTTTCTTTAGTTACTTCTGTTAAATTAGAACCTGATTTTGCTTTAATGGAAATATAAACTTTTCCATAGTCAGGAGTGGCAGCGTCTTCACCACCATAAACTTGAACTGATTGAGTATTGGCATATAAACTCTTAACTAGAACTTTATAATCGTCTGCCGTAACAGCTCTATCTTGTGCTGTATAATCTCTTGGTGCATTATACTTAATTGATTTAATTGTTTCAGGAGCATCACCGCCGTTAGCATTATTAATTGTTGTAATAGTTACATTTGAAAAACCACCAACTGTTCCTGATAATGTAAATAAACTAGCGCCATTTGCTTCATCTCGATTACAAGTTATATAATCTAGTATAACAATGTTACCATCAGCGATTGCTTCTCCTAAAACACCATCACCAAAGTAAACTTCGTATCTTCCATTTTCAACTTCTTGTAAGAAAAAAACTTTAGATGCGGAATCTATATTTGTAATACCAGTTGCTAGTTTATATGTGTTTGTTGTAGAGTCGGAAGAAGACTCTTGCACCTTAACTGTTAAAGTATTAGTGTCAACATTATCATTTGGTATAATAAATCTTTGATCGGTGTCACTTGTGTTTGCTGTGTACTTATAGTTTAGATATGTACCTTCATAAACTACCAAATTAGAAAATTTGTAAACACCATCTAGTGGAGAAATACTTATATCAGCATTTGCCACAAAAGAATAATTTGTTCCATCAACTGTGGTTGTAAATTTTGTTCCTCTTGACATAGTAACAGATGAACCACTTCCGTTATTAATAACAACATCAATTGTTGCCTGTGAAGATGTAGCACTTTTTGGAGTGTAACCAACTTGTTTTGCTAATGACACAACACTTGATCTTTGGTCAGCACTATCAAGATACATTTCATTTGCTAACATATTAGCATTGTAACCAAGGTAGTGAGTGTTGTAAGCAAGGACATCTAATAGAATATTCATTCCTGATCCTTCAAAGTCATAATCAGTAAACTCGTTCTGTTGTGATAAGAACGTTTTTAGATTATCTTTGATTCCATCAAAGTCTAATTGTGATATATCTAATTTAGTTGCCATATTATCTTAATCTTTCTAAAAATGATTCGACTATTACTGGTTCAGGATTATTAATAACATAAAAAGATATTGAAACAGCATATCCATTTCTATCTAAATCTGGCATTGTAGCCACCTGAACTAATCTACATCTTGGTTCGTAATTTTCTATCAATTGACTTATTTGTTTTCCAATAACATGAGTCATTTGAGGTGTTATTAATTCAAATAACATACCTCTTAAATTAGACCCTATTTCTGGGTGAAAAGGTTTTTCATAATGATTTAAGTTAATCAAATTTCGTACACTTCTTTTAACTGCCTCAACATCAAACAATGTTTGAATATCTTTAGTAGCAGTATTCTGTTGAAAATCTAAATTTAAATCTTTATAGATTCTCGCACTTCTTTTACTTTGATTTGTTAGTGTACCTGCGTCATAACTTGCCATTTAATCTCTCCTACTACTATTTATAACAATATTATCCATTTGCGAATACATTATCTGAACCTGAAGCAGAAGCATTTGCAACCCAACTCCCATGACCAGCAGTTGCGTCACCTAATCTATGTATTTTAATATTATTCACATAAACATTGGGACTTCCTGCAGCCGCAGGATCACCACACGCCGTAGTATCTCCTACACGAACAGTTGCCGCCCCATTTGTAAAAACATTTGACGAACCAGTGGCATATGCTGTTTGATGAAAAGGATTAGGGGTAGGACTTGCGTGACCTACATGACTATCTAATCCTACTCTAGTTACTGCTGGCATTTAATTTTTCTTTCCGTTTCCTTAGGTAATATGTTCTACCTTTTATTTTATAAACTTTTTTTGGTCTAAATTCAGGTTTTTCAGATTCATATGATCGAATAACCCAATCAAATATTTTTTTAAGATATTTCATTGGAGCGTCCTCCTATATTATGTTACTTTTTCTTTTTATTTGTTTTTTTCTTTAATGGCGGCTTAGTTGCCTTGAATTCATTGAACGCACCTTTAACTTTTGACATACCTTCTGGTGTAGGAACTTTTCCTTCATCAATTAATCTTTGTCTGTTAAGTAGATGTTGTTTTTGAACGTTGTCTTTGTCACCACCGTTGTAAGCAACAGCGTGTCCTTCGTTCATTAATACGTCAGCAACATTTTCGCCGTTCATAGTTCTAAAGTTACCTAGAATACGACCAAACTTGCCTTTCATATTTTCTCCACCCTTTGTTACCTGTGATAACAAGATTGCTTCTCCACCTAATAGTGAATTTAATCTTTCTTTGGCAGCCAGACCAAATACTTTTTCAATTTTGTCAGATGTTCTTGATTCTGGAGTGTCAATACCATTGAGTCTTACTCTTTCATCTCTAAGCCAAACACCAAAACCTAAATCTAGGTCAATGTCAACAGTATCACCGTCAACTATTTTTGTAATTATACATTTATATTCGTACATAGTTTTTTTCCTTTGGATAACTAATAAATTTAATAATAACTATTTATAAGTGCTTGACGAAACCTTGCAAAAATGATATAATGTAGTTACAAGTTTTGATGGAGACGGAAAAACTTGGATGCACGGCCTGGTTCCTAGGACCAGGTCGGAAAATCTTTAAAATGTTCTATTTTTGTTCTTTTTTTGTTGTATTTTTGCAACATTTTAATTTTTTACCCATTTCACTCCATTTTTTTCTTGTAATCTATTGGTTTTTAGTGTATTATATATGTATATTATGAGAAAAACAAATAAAAACAATGATTCTATTAACTGCGACACTTTGTGCTATATACAAACGTCAAAAATTATGATAGAATATACTTATATTATGAAACAAACAATAAAGGAGAATAAAATATGTCACAAAAACTAAAAGATTATATCACAGATACAGTTACAGATCAAATTGATAAGTTGATCTCAAAACTAAAAGATAAATCAATTGATTACGAAACAGCTAGAATGAATATATTGAGTATACCAAACCTTGATATGGTTCAAATTGATTTTGATAATGTTGATGAGGTAATTGCTGAGGAATTAAATGATTAAATTTAAAAACATGAGTGTATTTTTAGGAATAATTGGTTTAGTTCTTATGATATTTGCTACTGGATCTGTTGAGGCAAATAACTTTCTAATTGGTTTTGTTTTTGCTTTGTTAGGTACTACCACTATGATCGGTTCTATCTATTCACAAGAAAAAGAAAAAAAACAAAGAATTCAACTCCTAATAAAAAGAGTTGACAATGTTAATAAAGTAGTATATGATAACCCTACTATGACAATGTTTAATCAAAGTAAATTGATTAAGAAACTAAACGAGAATTTATATTATAAACAATAAAAAGGAGAAAACATTATGACAAACGAACAATTGAGAAAAAATATAATGAAACTTGCGTTAGCTGAAAGTGCTACTGATTGTACCATTGTGTGTGGTACTTTATTTGCTAAGTTTGATGTTTCAATACACGAACAAATGGCAACAAACTTGAAGAAAACTTTACAGACTTTCTTTGATAAAAGAAAAGCAAATGATTGTAATGTTCAAATGTCAGGTACATTACCTGATAATGAATATGCCTATGATTTTGTACCAGTTATAGATTATAGATTAGATGGAATAGGAATATAATATGAAAACAAATAAGGAGAAAAAAAATGTACATTAATGGACATAATAATAAAGTTGATGTTATTCAAAATGCAATTGATAATATTGACGATGGCAATTTAGATAACGCAAAAGATATCTTAATTCAATTAAAAGAAATTGAATTGAAATCTACTGTATATAAAGGACAAGTTTACGATTATAAACAAGATAAATTTATTCCTTATGCTGAATTTTGGGCACAAAAAGAATCAGGATTTAAAGAATCAGGATTTAGTGAAGGAATATTATATGGTGGAAAAGCTGATTCAGATGAAGTTGATTCAGATGAAGAAGTTAAACATGATAATCCATATGTAGCAGGAGAGGGAATATAATATGATAGAAGCAGGAGTACAAGGTGAAGCAAATTTTATTACAGCAATACTAACACAAGCAATTGAGGATGCAAGATATCCTGGTTTAAGTAAGAAATATCTTAAACATAAGATAGAAGCCATCAACTGGATTATGAGTGATGATCCTCAATTTCAAGAGTATTGTAAATTACTTAATATAGAACCTAGATGGGTTAAAGATAAAGTTGTAAGTAATAACGATTATAAAATTAGTAGAAAACAAAAAGTCTTATTGAAACCAATAGTGAAAGCATTATTACAAAGTAAGACTTACAATACACAACAAGCAATAACATAAGGATATAACATGAACAACCCATACGATAAACAAGTAGGTGGCAGTCACTATAAGAATATGAAAATACAACCTAGTGAATTTATAAACAAGAATCAATTACCATTTGCTGAAGGCAATGCAATTAAGTATATTTGTAGGCATGGTAGTAAAGGTAATAAACAAGACCTTGAAAAAGCCAAACATTATATTGATATGATAATTGAAAGAGATTATTCAGATGAAAAAGAAAAATCTCCATTGTTATTAGAAAAAGAGTGGGCAACAATTAATAAAGAATATATACGACAACAAGATCCTAGACATAATCAAGAATGAAAAGTAAACTATTAATATTATCATTTATATTAATACTATGTGTAAGTTGCACTAGTACAAATAAGAAACTAGAAACACACCCTACTAATAATGTAAATGCATTAGAGAAGTTTTGGGATTCACTTCGCCCACTTCGATTATTACACGGCATTAACAAATAACATATAACGGAGTGTAGCGCAGCCTGGTAGCGCATCTGGTTTGGGACCAGAGGGCCGCAGGTTCGAATCCTGCCACTCCGACCAATTAAAAATCTTTAGATATTCCAACTCCGAATTGAGGGTTTTCTTTACATTCAGTTATAGCATTATTGATAGTATCAACCTTACAACTTATCTTAGGTTTGATACCACAACTATACATTGTTATTACTACTACTATTAATACTATTATCTTTATCATATGATTTTCGCTACTTGGAGCTCAGGTGGTTTCTGAAAGACGCACACACATACTTATAAGGATACCGATCCTCACTTGCTTGATTATCATAATAAAAAATGTTATAATATAGATATGAAGATAATAGAAGTATTAATATATACATTAGGCATACTAGAGTTTCCTTTTGATGAAACACAAAAATGTAGACCACAAGCAGAAGCACTTATTGATAAGCATACTGTCTTTATTGATTACATAGATAATCCTATATATTGGGCTAAAGGTGATTATTGGTTAGGAGAAGACGGCAAACATTATCGTCTTGCTGGGTTTAGATGTATTGATAAAGAAACTGGTAAAGAAATAGGAAAATCTGATTGGTAGTTAGTCTTTACGTTCCGTTTCTTCATAAAAGTAATCATCACTATCACCAAATACCCACTTACTATCCTGTTCACAAAAGAAGTACTTTGTTGATACTTTGAAGTCAGGTTTCTTTAATTCACTTGGTGTTAATGATTGTTCATACCATAACATACGATTGTTAGGTTGAGCAAAGAATTGACCATTGTCTAACTTACCGATATTGAATTGTTTATGTTCCGAAGGAACTTCTGAAGGACTTACATTAATCATATTAGGATCACTATGGACATTATCAATTGTAAATAGATATTCACCAGACATCTTACCTTTACCTTTTATCATTATATCTACATCACAATTTTTAAGTAATCGTTTGGTCCATACTTGTATATCATAACTAAAAGCATCCCACAGTTCAATCACATTTAAAGGTAGTTGTTCTTCTTCTTTGATATCTTTTTTCCAGACAAATGCAGATAAAGGAAACTTGTCATAACAAGCACCATACTGTGGTAGGTAGGCTTCAAACATAAGTGCTCGACCTTGCATAGATTTAACTGCTAATAAAATACATTCTTCAAACTCTCCATGACCTTTTTCTAGGTCGTAAAGATATTCTTTCTTTACATAACATTTAATGTAGGGTATATTGGCAACACATTGCATAGAAATACCTTTTATTTTTTAAGTCGTATGGGTTTAAGTCCTGTTTCTCTATTTAAATATTTATAATCAATCTTGACAACATCAAAGTCGTTCTTGATTTTCTCCGCAATCTTATAAGGGTCAAAGGCCGCACAAGAGTAAACGTCTATTTGCATGAGTGCCGGTATCGGTTCATCCCAAACGTGAATGGCAATGTGACTTGTTTCAATCACAGCAATACCTGTAATGCCACGATTACCTTCCATGTTACAATACTTGACATAAGGTCCCATGAGTATCTTCATATCAATAGAAGTGATAAAGTCTTTTAACCATTTGCTTAATGTTTCTTCGTCTGTGGGAACTTTATTTGCTTCTGCTCGAATAATAAGGTGCTTATGAATCAGAACAGGATTAATCATGGAGAGTTCTAGTTATTGACTGGTGCGTTGGCACGCCATTGGTAGCAACTCCAATATCTTGCAGTTGTTTTATCTTTCGCCGTATCACAACTATGTCTTGCACGAAAGGATTTTCGTCTTGCAGGATTATCTCTTTTGATCGATAGACCTGTTGTATCACCAAAGGATACTTTCTTTACCTTATCGCCATTTTGTACATACACATAAAACTTCTTACTACCACCACGTATCGGGTCATTCAGTTTTACCTTCTTACCTTGATACAACGCCTCCGTTATGGGTAAGTCTTTATAAACGGACTCACAGATAGCGTCAATGGTCTCTACTTGCTTAAATGTTTTCATATAGAGATATTTATAACCTTCGCAGGTAGTGAAAGTTTTTTTCCGATTTTTTTTATGTTTTACTCGTAGTATAAGAAGACTTATCATTTGCAATGAGCAGACATTCCGCTTGTATTTCCGCAATGACATTATCAATGACCTCGACCGGGGCTTTATCTTCCCCATACTTTAACTTCCGAAGAGTATCGCTGTATTTTTTGATAGAGTCTATCTTATTACATAGTTCGCTTATTTTGTGTAACATAGGTATAGTATATCACATATGAAAGAGTTTGTCAAGCAGTCATAGATAATGCTCGTTTCCTATACTCAGAAGCATTGTATTTATTTTCTCTTGCTTGATTTCTTTCCTTTGAGATATGCTTATGTTTCAGCTGCACTTTCTTTCTCTTTAAATCTGATATGAGTGCTCGATTGTATGAATTGTGTTTTTCGAGGGTATTGATTTGATTGTCTAGGTATCGATGTTTTCTTTTATAGGTGTCCTTATTGCTCATAATTCTCCTTTGTTAGACTACACTAATACTTATACAACTCTCCACTTAGGACCGTTGGAATCCTGAGAAAAAAAAGTACGAAAAAAAACCATAGGAAAAAGTTGAGTAAAGAACGGTCTATGTACGAACAGATCCCTTATGACTACTGGCGGGTCTTAACCAAGTTTTCCCCCTAGTGAATCTGACTGCACCAGCACACTAGTTCAGGTCGATACGATTACCATTGATGTCATGTAACGAAGCGTTCTGTGTATGTGTGTTCTGTGTACTCTGTGTTTTACTCTTACTTGTTTCTGTGATGGTATCAGATACACCAATGTTCATATTGTTACCCACTTGTATGTTTAGATTACGAGAGGCATTGATGTTTATATCCCCAGCGTCTTGACCTGACCCCAATGTGGTTAGGTTGATGTTACCACCATTGACTTCTACGTTGACGTTAGAACCCTGGCCGACTTCTATGTTATAGTTGTTATTTGCTTCCCCTTTACTATTGACTCGTATTCGTAGACCTTCGTCAATGGTATGGCGGCCGGTACCTTGTATGTGCATATAGTCGTCTTCTGTAATGATGGTATAGTTATCCTTTTTGATTCTTGTGATTCGAGTTCCGTTTGGACCAATTTCGTATCCTGTGCCAGACGTATGGCGTTCATGTATTCGCTCGGCGCCAGGCGTATCGTCCATCTCTCTTAGATGTCCGCCTTCGCTCTCATAGACATGATTACGAGGATAGGTTGCATTGTAAGAAGTTTCGGGTTCAGACCAGCTCGTCACATCAAGGTCATTATCTATGGGTGCCACACCATCAAAAACTCCGTCAATCTGTGCAATACCCACCGCAAGGTCTCGATCCGCTCTACGTAGCGTGAGAGTACTATGAGGATTACTCTCAACATCGTCCGTCTTCTCATTCACCGCCAGACGATTGACATCCGTTTCGGTATACTTAGGATAGTTAGCGTTAGAAGCATCTTGAAATCCTTTATTTGAATCCTTCGTAGGTAAGTTAGCAGGCACCCCAGGCAAAGTCCCCATGATAACAGGCTGCTGTGCCTCGCTGCCGTCCGTAAAGAAACCCACGACCCACGTGCCTTCA